GTTCTGGCATATTTCTTGGTGGGTTATGGTGTTAAATAGACCAGCTAACAAATATAAACGAAAAGGTATGGAAGACTTACAAGAAGCTTTAGATCGTATGGTAGTTATATTTGATTTATGAATATGACCCTTTGGTTAATTAATCAGCTAATCTGATTTTTTAAATAGCGTAAACTATTTTTAATAATTTAATTTCTTTATTTGTTTTAGTATTTCTCATACCACTCTGGTAATCTAAACACCACTCTCCATCATCACCTAACTCTGTAATATCATAAATATTAACAGTAAAAACATGGTTTTTTAATTTAAACAAATGTTTCCAATCTTGTCTAGCTAGTTTTGCCGCTTTAGTGGCAACCTTACCTATGTTATCACCTTGACACCAAGTAGAACCAGCACCAATTAAAATAATACCTAAGTATTTATAATGTTTTTTTTCTTTTCCCATTTTACACTCCATTGTGTTAGGGTCATATTCACTTGTCAAAGAACAGTATCTAATTCATAACTAATGAAGTTATTTTTTAATACTCGACCAGTATAACATATGGGTTTTTGAGATTTGGCTGTTTTCAGGGATTTTATAAAATTACTCTAAGTATTCCGCCAAAAATTAGGTGTTTTACCCTTAAAAGAAATCGCTTGTCCGCCAAAAACTAGACCTTAAATGGCTTATTTTAAAGATTTAGCTAAAAATAATGGCTGTTTTCTGGGTTAAACTTATCCACATTTTTTTTTATGGCATCTTTAGGTCATTTTTTTGACCTCAAGTTCCAACAGATATTTTTTAATAAATATGAAACTGTAAAGGACGAGAGGTTCTAAACTTTGCGAAGCTTTCGTCCTATTTTTATGTTCTTGTTTTGTTCACTTACGCAATGTTAGGTAAATAGAGTAAAACATTTATAATTCAAATTGGCACGAGAAAATGATACCCTCAGTACGAGGGTTTTTTTATTTATGGAAAAAGAAATTAAACTTTGGCAATCAGTTGTTATACAAGGGCTTATGGATAGTCTTAATAAATTTTTTATTACTGAAAGCAGAAACGACACTTATCAAATAATGGCAAAAGAATGGTTAAATACTAGTGATTTTAAATATTGCTGTGAATTAGCTAATTTAAAACCAGATAAAGTATTAAAAGTATATGATAAGTTTTATCAATACAAAAAATATATTACAGCAGAAACAACAAAGGTATTATTAAATGAAGCATTTGGGCGATCTAAACAATTATGCTTGTAGTTTATTTATGGTCAAAGACCCAATAACTAAAAAAAGTGAAATTGTAGTAAAGTTTTCAAATTTTGACAGCGAAGAGGAAGCTCTTGACTTTGCAGAAAGTTTTAAATTACAATCAGCAATAAATGAACACGCAGAAAACACAGTACACTAAAGAACAAATAGAAGAATTAAAAAGAATTTCAGAGGTATTAAGTAATGAGTTCAGAATTGGTCAAGATAGAGACATCTACACAGCAAGAAGAAAAGAGAAGAGGAAAGTACCGAAGCTCTCTCGTAAAAAAAATAATTGAAGAAACTTCTATTGGTGAGCCAATAACAAAAGTAGTTAAAAAAAATGGTATTACTTGGAACACTTGGAACGCATGGTGTAAAAAAGACCCAAGTTTAGACGAGTTATTCCAAAAGGCAAAAGAACGATCAATTTATTATACAATAGATGATGTTGAAACACTTACAAGAGATAGTATTGAAAAAGCCAGAACAGGCGAATACAATATGACAACCATAAAAGCCCTTGATATTCATGTTCGCTGGAAAACTTTTTTAGCTCAAAAATTAGCGTCAAAAATATTTGGTAGTGAAAAAGAAAAACTGACCCTAACTAGCAGTCAAGGTCAGAAATTAGAAATAGAATGGTTAAAATAATTAATATTCAGAAGACATATCAAAACTAACTTTAATTTGGCTGTAACAATTTTTTTCATTATGAAATTTTAATATTTCATAAAATTCTCCTAGATCATAACAGCTTTCTACCTCACAGATAATTTTTTCAGTTACTTGTGGATTTTTATATTTTATACTTTTATTCTTTTTATTATCATAATAAGAATCTTTAGTATCTACTTTAGTTATTATTATATTTTTATATTCTAGCATTTCATATTCCCTTATGTTATGTTTGTTTATTCAATAGGTTTTACACTCGATTGAAAATCCCTTACTCTAATAGCTTTAATCCTTTCTGATTAGGGTAAGGAAACTTTTTTTACTCATTATTTACCTCCTTGTAAAAAATACATTAAAAACAAAACTAAACTAATAAAACCAAGCCCACTAATAGCGAACACTAGTGAGCCAAGTAATATTTCAATAAAATATTGGTCAAACATTATTAATTCCTTTCATTGTTATTAAATAAACTTATAAACAAATAATTAGGTAAAGTAAATAAAATAAACACTTGTAATTAAATTATTTTTATGTATAAGATAGTTATGGCTAAACAAACAAAATTTACTCATACTATGCAAATGAAGTATGAAAGTGACTTAGACGAATTTATAAAAGAACAACAAATTGCTAATTTTCAGACAAACAACACAATATTAAATCGTTCTGAGACAGTAAGGCAGTTATTGTATGATATTAAGAAAATTAAAGATCAAATGAAAAAAAGCCCTACATAATAATAGGGCTTTCAATTAAATTATTTATTTTTATATTATAGCTTGTGTAAATTCATTAAAAGCATCTCTAACAGCTTCGTCCAATTCTTTACTTTCAATTATACCTTCTTTTTTTAATGCTTTATATACATTTTGATAGGTAATATCAGGTATATCATTATAATATTTAACAACATATTTATTAATTAATAATAAAGTTTTATCATTCATTATTTACTCGCTTTCATTTTGTAATATTTTTAAAATTTCCTTTGCTCTATTTGGTGATAATTCCATTTGATTTGTGTGATTTCCTTCACCATCAAATATTTTAACACTAAAACCATACTTAGTTTTTTTTAATTTTTTAAATTGGTCTTTTAAATAGTCATAACTTGTATATTTTTGCATATTATTTACTCGCTTTCATTTACTGATTTATTATGTGAAACAAAATAACCTTTTCTTTTTTTATCGTAATAAATTAAAGGTATTGTTTTTAAATATTCATTATATTCTTTTTTGTTCATTTTAACTTTTTTATCTAAAATTAAAACTTGATCATCAATTAAAGTAGGTTGTTTAATTGTTTTATACATATTTACTCGCTTTCATTTCCTCAAACTGTTGAGGGGTTAATACTCTCTTAGAACCATTTAAAAGAGTAAAGACAAAATACGAATAGACCTTATTATCTTTTAAAAGGTCTACTCGCTTAATAGATTTAAAACTAATCATTATTATTTAGTTTTCTTCCAAGATTAATTAATTTATGGGATAAACTTTCTGATATTCCATAAACATCTGAAATTGCTTGAACTGTTAAATAATTATTAAAATAATCTAAATAAAACTCTATTGGATTAATTGTTTTATAATAAATATTCATAAGCTAACCCAATAAGGAATATACAAAGCTAACAAACAAGCAAATAAGTATAATATAATCCAATGAGACTTAAACATTTAATTCCTTTTTATATTTCTTGAATAATCTCATAGCGTCTTTTTTACTATATCCATAATAAACTTGTTTAATATATTGATTATTAACAATATCGCTTATTAATAATGAACCGTTGTTTTGTTTTTCTATATTCATTTTTTATGCTCCTTTTTATTGTTTATTAATCATTACAACATTATTTTAAATAAGTAAAGAAATTAATTGACTTTATTTTAAGATAGTTTATTCATTATATATTAACTTAAAAAAAGGTATAAAATGAAAATATTAACAAAGTCTATAAAAGAAAGATTAATAAAAAATCATCAAGAAAATGAAAAGCTATTAAATAAAGGATTACAAGAGAAGAAATTTAATGCAGTTGTTAAATTATTTAACCCGACTGGCTCAGGTTCTTGGTATCTTTCAGAATTAGAACCAGATACAAATATTGCTTTTGGTTTATCTAATATCAGTCACAAAGAACTAGGCTATATAGATTTAAATGAATTACAAAGCTTTAAAGGTCAATTCGGCTTAGGTATTGAAAGAGATATACACTTTGAAGCCAATAAACACAGCTTAGAAGACTGCAAGAAAATTTAATTAAATACTACATAATAAAGCCGTATTAATTTACGGCTTTTTTTATTTAATAAACTATTGACATTATAAAATTAAGTCTTTACATCATTATTTATATAACAAAGGATATAAAAATGAATGAACAAGAATTTTATAAATATAATGAAATAGAAGACCATTTTTATGATTATATAGAAGAGCAAGACAAAGAATGGATAGAGGATAACAAAGATGATCTACATAACAACGCTTTTAATACTGATTATTATATAATCGGAACTTATCAGGCGAAGCAATGGCTAGGTAGTAAAGCTTTTGACATTATCGACATTGTAAAAGATTATGAAACTGATAACTTCGGAGAAGTAACAACAGATTTAAGCGATGCTGAAAAGGTTGTTAATATGTATGCTTATATTGTCGGCGAATATATAGTTAATGATTATCTAGAAACATCAGAAGAAAAACAAAAGATCGCAGTATAATGAATGATTTTTTAATAAGTTTATTAAGTCTTACTATATCAATACTTATTATGGCAGTATTAATATACTTTATGATTAGTACAGTTCCAAGCTTATACAATTAAAAGATATAGCCAATCATTAAGCCCTGTTAATAGCAGGGCTTTTTTTATTTAATAAGCTATTGACTTTAAACCTTTACCGCTTTATACCTTTATTTATAATAATAAATGGAGTGTAAACCAATGACTAAAAAAGATTATATAAAATTCGCAAAAGTAATAAGCGAATTACAAATAAACATATTACAAGATAAAAGCATTGAAAGAGGAGACGAATACCAACAAGCTTACAGATACAGTTTAGAATTACAGGATAATATTATTAATATATTCAAAGCTGATAATCCTAGTTTTAATGAATCTAAATTCAATGATGAAGTATCTAAGTTAAATGGTACTTATTCAGATTATATTCCTACTGATCTAAATATAAGATAATAACATACACAACTATATACAAAGCCCTTTATCAATAGAGGGCTTTTTTAATGCCAAAATATAATGAAATAGTATTGAATAGATACTAATATAGATAGATCATATCATATTGAAGTGTTAAGGAATGGGAGAGTATAAGGATATTATATATTATATTCTAATATTTATATTAAATCTCTATAAGAAAAGACATTAAATAAGCTTAATTAGAGCCATACAGACACATTAAAGCTATAAGTTGACACATAGTACAGCTATCAAGCTATAAGTATTGACACAGGTTTAAAATGAGGTTAAATAGCTATACATGAAGATAGAACAAATAGCGAACACCCCCATTGGCAATCAAATATATATATAAGGAGCTATTCAAACTCTAAAACCATCTCCCTATGAATTTTACACTAATGCATCTTAAACCTCTCTAGTGAGCTAAATATGAAGAATAAACCTATAAAGAAACCTAGTACAAGGAAGGCTAAATCCCCTCCCAAAGACCCATTTAAAGAATTGGTTGATATGATGCAGAATAAAACAGAGTATGCTGATAGTCTAGGAAGAGGTCAGGTTAAAGGAAGTGATGTAGCAAGTATGAGGGATATACTAGACGATAAAGAATGAAGATCGTTATACCCTATAAGCCAAGACAACATCAAATAGATGTTCATAAAAAGTTTAAACGATTTAATGTTTTGGTATGCCATAGAAGATTCGGGAAGACAGTTCTATGTATTAATGAGATTTTAAAGAAGTGTTTACAGAACACCCTTCCAAGACCTCGTTATTATTATATTGCTCCTACATATCAAATGGCAAAAAGAACAGCTTGGGATTATCTTAAGGAGTACACAAGTGTATTACCAGATGTTCAATACCACGAAACAGAGCTTAGATGTGATCTACCTAATGGTGGTAGAATACAGTTATTAGGCTGTGAAAGACCTGATAGTCTTCGTGGATTATACATGGACGGAGTAATTTTAGACGAGGTTGCTCAAATGCCAACAAGATTATGGACAGAAATTGTTCGTCCTGCTTTATCAGATAGAGAAGGCTTTTTAATTGGAATTGGGACTCCGCAAGGACATAATGCTTTTTTCCAACTCTATGACCATGCTTCTCACCAAGAAGATTGGTATTCAGAGATATTTAAAGCAAGTGAAACAGGTATTATATCGGAACTAGAGCTTAATGAAGCAAAGGCTTTAATGCCTCCCGAAGTATATGAGGCAGAATTTGAGTGTAGCTTTGACTCCTCTGCTATTGGTTCAATATATGCACGAGGATTAAACAAAGCTGATGATGATAATAGGGTAACAAAAGTTCCTTATGATGAATCAATTAAAGTGAATACTTTCTGGGATCTAGGAATGGCAGATAAAACAGCTATATGGTTCGTACAACAAAAAGGATCAGCTTTTCATATCATTGATTACTTGGAGAATAGTGGTGAGAGTTTAGAATTTTATGCTTCATTACTACAAGATAAAAAGTATGTTTACGACACACATTATTTACCTCACGATGCAAATGTTCGAGAACTAGGAACAGGAGTATCACGAGTAGAGACAGCACAAAGTTTAGGATTAAGAACCTCTATTGTTCCCAAGCTTAGTGTTCAAGATGGAATTAATGCCGTTAGAATGATCTTATCAAGATGTTGGTTTGACCATGAAAAAACAAAAGATGGACTAGACGCATTAAGGCAATATCGTTGGGATTCTAATGATAAAGGAGATTTAAAAACCAAACCTGTACATGACTGGACATCGCATAGTGCTGATGCTTTTCGTTATTTCGCAGTAGGAAAAAATCAATCAAGTGAATGGGGTACAAATATAGAGTATCCAAAAATAGGAATTATTTAATGGCAAAATTATCAAAATCAAAATTATTATCTTTAATCTCGCAGGAGGTAGACGGAGCTTTAGGATTTTATTCAAGTGAACTTGCAACACAACGCAAAGATGCACTAAAGTATTATCTAGGAGAACCTCTTGGAAATGAAGTTGAAGGTAGATCAAGTGTAGTAAGCCAAGATTTATTAGAGGTAGTAGAAGCAATTCTTCCAAGTCTAATGCGTATGTTTACTCAACAAGATAAAATTGTTAATTTTGAAGCAACCAAACCAGAAGATGTTGCTTACGCAGAACAAATTTCTGATTATTGTAATTATATTTTTACTAAAGATAACGAAGGATTTAATATTCTTCATTCCATGTTTAAAACAGCCCTTCTTCAAAAGAATGGTTTTTGTAAAATCTATTGGAAAAAATCAATAGGACAAAAAAAAGAATCGTATAAAAATTTAACTGAATCTGAATATCAATCATTATTAATAGATGATGAAGTAGAAATTATTGGAGTTGATAGCAAAGAAGAAGATATAATGGGAGAAACTCAACTTATTTATGATGTAGAAGTCAAAAGAGTAGAAGATTATTCTCGTATCCAAATTGATCCTGTTCCTCCAGAAGAAATTTTAGTTTCTAAAAGAGCTACAACTTTAAAAGATTGTGATTTTATTGCTCAAAGGGTATCAAAAACTGTATCAGAATTAATTGATATGGGTTTCAACAAAAAAGAAGTTGAAGGATTGCCTACAGCAGAAGATCAAGTTTTTAATACCGAATCTGTTACCAGAAGAAGTTATGATGATGGTGCATCAGATATAAATTTAACATCAATAGATCCTTCTCTTCGAGTAGTACAAATTACAGAGTGCTACATGAAAGTTGATATGGATGGAGATGGCATTGCTGAGCTTAGAAAAATTACAGTAGGAGGTAGTGGATATAACAATTATACTATCCTAGAAAACGAAGAAATACCTATTATTCCTTTTGCTATGGTGTGTGCAATTCCTATGCCATTTAGATTTTTTGGTTTATCCTTTTATGATTTATTGGCTGATTTACAGTTAGTAAAAACAACTATTCTAAGAAATACATTAGACAATATGTATTTTCAAAATAACGCAAGAACAATAGTTGTAGATGGTCAAGCTAATCTTGATGATCTATTAACTTCTCGTGCAGGTGGTATTATTAGAGTTAAATCACCTAACGCTGTTACTCC